GGTCTGAATCATATGCTGGACATAAACAAGTTACAAAAGCAGTTGCTAATAATAAAACAGGAAAGCCTACTCTCGAAGATGTTCCATTAGGTGGACATCAATATACTTTATTACAAGCGGGAGCTAAAGACTTACCGGATGGAACCAGACAACCTGGACCGTATAAGGAAAAGAATTTAAAAGCAGATATCCGAAATGCTGCTGCTGTTCTTCAACATCGAATGGATGCTGCATCAACTCATAGAAGTCCATTATATCGTGGGATTCTTTTGAATCGTAAAGATTTACCAAAACCAGGGGATACTTTCGAGACGCCTATTTCTAGTTGGGCAAAGAAACGAGAAACTGCTGAAGTCTATGCCTATGCTCGGCCAAACGAATCATTAGGAATTGTCGGAGATCATGCTGTAGTTTTGCGAATGGTTGGTTCAAAGAAATCAGCAGATATTAGCGATATTGTCGGTTCTGGGATTATGGATGACGAGCACTTATTCCAAGGCAAAGTCAGAGTAAGAAGAGTCACAAGAAAAGGTAAATCTGTTAATATTGAAGTGGAGCAAGCTAATGACTAATTTATTAGATGAGCCACAGGGCCTTTTTGATAATTCCGGTAAGACTCTTCTGAAGGAAGAAGTTGAGGCACAAATTAAATTACTTCCTTCTAAAATTGCTGCTGCGGAAAATGATTCAGAATCCCGAGCGTCTCGTACGTCTAAAGTAGAACGACGAATTATCAAAAAACTTAAGATCTGTGAACGATGCCGATTGAATGAAGATCCTAATAATGTTCCTGTTCATCCGCATTGTGATTGCGATGTGGTGAGTGATTCTGTTGAATCTGGGGTAGGAGATCCTGAGAGCCGATTCTTTAAGCAATTACATTTAGGTGATATTGCAATGGAAGTGATCGGAGACACTGAAGGACTTGAAATTAATCTTAGTAGTGGTATCCAATTAAATCCAGAAACTGCTGCAATTCTGGAAGGTGAAAATGTAAGATTCGCTGATTTGGCGAGATGGCTGGAACAAATGCAGCCATACCTAGACCAGGGTGCACAATTCGTGTCCATTGTGGTCGATGACGATACCGAAGAGGCTGTGCAACAATCAGCGGAGACTTTGCAAAGTGTTGCTGAAGGATCGGTAGAGATTTCCGAAGCAATTCGAAGTCGCAAACTGTGGTTTGCATTAGCTAAGGCGGTAGCATTCTAATGAGTAAGGTTTATTTGCTTCCTGTCAATCGATTGAATCTTGACGATTTACGGAAAGCCTTTAAGGAAGCCAAGGCAGATGCCCGTAATACTAAAGCGGTGTCTACTTCGGAGGGAGGAAAGCAGGATGACTCAAAGACTGCTTGAGCGCCGCATGACTACGGGTGAAGTCGAAGTTAGAGCAAAAGGATCGAGCATTTATGCCGAAGGATATGCTTCTGTATTCGAAAAGCGTAGCGGTAATCTTGGTGGCTTTGTTGAAAAAGTTAAGCCGACTGCTTTTAATAAAACAATTCGCGAGGCTGATGTTCGTGCACTATGGAATCATGATCCTCAATATGTTATCGGTCGAACAGGTGCCGGTACTTTAGAACTGTCCATTGATAACAGTGGATTATATTATCGATCTTTACTCCCGAATACCAGTTATGCTAAGGATTTAGCTGAGCTTTTGGAACGTAGAGATGTTCGTGAATCTTCATTCACATTTTTTAAGGTGCAAGACGATTGGGATTTAACAGAAGAAGGCTATCCACAAAGAAGTCTAATTGAAGTTGGTCTAATTGACGTAGCACCAGTAACATTTCCTGCTTACCCCGATGCCACTTCTGGGGTAGCGCGTCGTAATGCTCTTACGAGTTTAGCGAAGCGATGTGGCATTAATGGTTGTGACATCGACTCTACATTAGATACTGATGAAGCAATCAAGCAAGCTATTGCACGACTACTTGAGCCGGGCGAGTCCACTGAGGATAGAGCTAATTCTCAGCCGGAATCAGATAATACCACTCAGCAGAATAGCAAGCTAAATAAGAAAGAAGTTTACCAAGAAATGATTAAGGATCTCGAAAGAGAACTTGCTGAATTCAGTAAATTTACTTTCTAACGGCCGGATTAAAGCCACCGTTATTTTTCTTTAATCGCTTTAAAAGAAAGGAAGAATACCTCATGGCAAATGAGAATCTTCCAGCGGAAACTCCGCTGCTAAAGCGCCTTAATGAACAGCGTATTGCTGCTGCTCACGCTCGCAAGGAATATCTTGAGCGTGCTGCTGATGGTGAGGAATTGTCTGCTGAAGACAATCAGGCATTCGAAAAGGCGTCTCGATCAATTGACCACTATGGTAAATTGATTAAGGATGAAATCGATCGTATTCAGAATGACAGCGATCTTGCTGCTGCTTACGAGTCAGGTGTGCAAAAGGTAAATGAAGCTCGTCAGCGTGGGGACCGTAAAGGTGAAGAACAGCGCGGCGGACTGGCACAGAAAATGCGTGAAGATCTAGCGGCATCGCGTCGTGGAGAAACTCGTAATGGTGGGGCTTATCAGGAATTGCCAGAACATCGTGATTTGGTTGTAGGAACTGCAAACGTAGGTGGGGCAACCGTTCCAACTACTTTGGTAGAAACCCTATACCAGAAGCTATTTGATGATTCTGCTGTTCTACAGGCTGGACCTACTGTTTTGCGTACCAATTCAGGTGAAACTATGAAGCTACCTCGATTGACTTCATTAGTTCTTACTCCTGGTGGTTCCGCATTCACTCAGGCCAATGCAAAGGTCGCAGAAGCCGGACCTATTCTTGAAGGTGAACCTCGTTTTGATCAGGTTCAGTTGGACGCTTATAAGTATGCACAATACACGCAGGTTTCTCGTGAATTGGTCGAGGATGGTGTTCTCGATATCGAAGCGCTATTGGGACAAGTTCTTGGACGTAACCTTTCTAACTTCATTGGTTATGACTTAACTCTTGGAACTGGAACCGGTGAACCTCGTGGTGTACGTACTGTTGTTCAGTCTGGAAACAAGGTGTCTACTGCCGCAGGTGGTTTGTGGGATACTACTGATTTCGATAAGTTCTTCGATGTAATCGGAAAGGTAAAGCCTGGATACCGTCGTAATGGTAAGTGGCTTGTAAACGATTCTTCTTCATTCTCACTACGTAAGTTGAAGATGGGTTCTGTTTACGCTTGGGAACCGAATCTACAGACTGCTGGTGCTCCTGATACCTTCTTGGGTTATCCGCTATTGACTGATCCGAATATTCCAGTTGCTGCGTCCAATGCTGGTGTTACTGCGCTATTTGGTGACTTCTCAGCGTACTACGTGCGCATGGTGAAGGATGTTCGTATCGAATGGTCGATGGAATTTGCATGGGTTAATGACCTATTGTCTGTAAAGGCTGTGATGCGTGCCGATGGTGACGCAATCGATGACGATGCGTTCTCTGCTCTAAACTCTATTACATAATTCTCTGTCCTATATGGACAACTTATAATTACATATAGAAAGGGACTGTGCCTCGAATCTCACGACGGGGCACAGTCCACTTTAGATAGGGGAGAGCATTGATGCCAGACAGACTTGTTTTAATGCCCGAACTTGAAGGCACAGAACATAAACTTTGGAGACGAGTATTCTACTCTATCGTTTTAACTTCGGTTGAGTTCTTTCTAGCAATTGTTGCAGTTTTAACTGGTATTCCAGTCATTATTGATCCTGTTGGATTATCATTAGCTTCTGGAAGTTTAGTTAAATTACTTCCCTTCTGGTTGGTTGATTTATGGGCTGGGCAATTTTTGCTAGGTGGAGGAATCACTATTTGGGGTATTGTTGGTAGTGATTTTAGAATGGAACAAATTGGAGTATTATTACTCCTCTCTGGTGCATTTGTTTATGCCTTAGCACTTACTACACTTCTTCCCGGATCTTGGATTGCCTTTGTTACTTACATGTTATTTGTACTGGCGATGGCTGCGCGCTATTGGGTATTAGGTAGATTAATTAAGCTGTCAGGTAGACTTAGATGGCATTTTCTACGGGCTAAAGAAGACAAGGAGTAGCGCCGGTGTTCGGATTAGAAGCAGGGACTATTATTGCTCTTTTGGCAATGTTGATTTCCTTATTCGGTGCCGGAATCAAGTTTATTGATCGAAGAAGACAACTTAACAAAGAGCAAAAAGAATTAAATAAGAAACAAGCAATTTCCGACGTTGAACGCGATTCTATTGTTATTCGCGGAGCCGAAGGTGCCCTTCTACTGATGGAGAGAACATTGAAGACCTCGAATGAAGAATGTGAAAAACGAATCAATGAACTAGAAGAGGAAATTACTGAACTTAAATGTGAAAATAGTACATTGCGGCAAGAGCTTAAAGAAGTATCTGCCCAATTACATGATGTAAATACAAGATTGCGGAGGATTGAGTAATGGCTGATAACCTTACTGACGCTGCTGAGAATCTTGCGCTGAATTTCTTATTCAATAACCAGACAGCGACTCGCCCGACTCTGCCATTAAAGTTAAAGTTGATGACAGCAAATGGAAGCGATTCATCAGCGGGAACAGAATTGGGAACTAGTGGTGGATACACTGCTGGCGGATCGACTGTTGTTTTTGCTGCCGCAGCTTCTGGTGCCGTTGCTACTAATGCCGATGTTAGTTGGACTAACATGCCTGCTGCAACAATTGTTGGTGTTGAAATTTGGGATACTGCTGGTTCTCCGGTTCGACTTGCTTATGGTGCTTTATCAGCAAGCAAGACAACAAACTCGGGTGATACGTTTACGATTACATCCGGACAATTGACCATGACGCTTGCCTAATTAGGAGTGTGAGTACATGGCACGTATTTATGAAGCTGCGACTACAAAAACAACTGGTGCAGCAGCCGGACAAATTCTTAGTATCACTACTGGTACTAGACGTGCATCAATTTTAGAAATTGGTGTATTTGCAACAACTGCTGTTGCTGGTGAATTTGGATTAGGCAGAGCGACAGGAACAGGTGCAACTCCTACTAGCGTATTGGTACAGGCAATGGATACCGCAGATGAAGCGGGAACTTCTAACCTTACTTCTTATGCTTCTGGTGTTACTGCTCCGTCAGTGTTTATGCGAAGAATTCAATTACCAGCAGTAATCGGAGCTGGTGTGATTTGGACATGGGCACCTGGCGAATTCACTGTTCCAGCATCTATTACTACAACAACAGCTCCTGTTATTTGGCAGATTTCTTCTTCCGCTGTCACTTATGATGTTTATGTAAAGGTATTGGAGTAAGCCTATGCCCGGCCCAATTTATACGGCGGGCCGGACCCCGCTCACCAGTGACATTGTAACGGCAGGCGGATTATTAGTTGGTCCGTCACCGTCCGCATATCCAAAAGCCTTAAAGCAACAATTACTAGCTAGTCTTTCTTCTGGTCCAGATGCGATGTCTTATATTAGAGAGATTCTTTCTAATGAGGGATCAGGAGTTGATATTTCGGTAAATACCGGTTCAGGAACTGTGGCCGGTGACTTAATTTTAGTATTCCATTCTAATGACTATAATGATTTAGTAAATCTTACTCCTCCTACTACTGGATCATGGACACTTCAAGCAAGTGGGGATAATGGAACATTATCATCTCACGTAAGAGTATGGAGTGGCTCAGCAACTGGTGGCACACAAACGATTACTGTGCAACCTACTGTTAGTGGTGAAGAGCATGCACTTTTTGTTGTGGTATTTAATAGTGGATCATACACTGTGGATGGTGCGGCCGGAAACAATGGGCCTGCATCGGCATCCCAAGTTTGTCCGACAGTAACCACGAGTGGCACAACTGATATTCTTTTAACAATGCCAACTACACTTGGTGCTGTTGGTGGTACATATACTCCACCTGCTGGTACTACTAAAAGAGCTACAACTAATGATCCATCATTCGCATTCACAACTTCATTAGGAACAGAAGTATTAACTTCAGCTGGTGCTACGGGAACACGAACATGGACATTTAGTTCTTCAATTGGTGCATGGGCAAGTGTATCTATTGCGGTGAATGTGGGTGGCGGCGGGACTCCGGTTGTTAATGGTGATGCTGCATTAAGTCAAGATTCAACATTAGCAGCTAGTGCTTTAGTAACTGAGTTACCGAGCGCTGGATTAAGCGCAATGTCTGCTATGGTAACTCCTGCATTAAACACAGTATTGGCTTCTGCCAGCCTGAGTCAGAATTCAACAATGGTTGCAATTCCGACTGTCAAAGGAGATGCAAGTTTAAGTCAGAATGCGACATTAGTTGCTAGTGCTTTAATCACTGAATTACCCTCTGCCGCTCTTACAGGACAAGCAATTCTGACGGTTGCAGCTTTGAACGCTGTTCTAGCGTCGGCCGCTTTTACTATTCAAGCCAATCAGAATACGTCAGCACTAGTTACTGTGCTAGGAGCTAGCGCCGAAACCGCACAGACGAATCTAGCAATTGGTAATTTAATAACTGTATTCGGTACCAGTTCTCAAAGTGCTATTGCCACATTATCAGCAACAGGAACCGTTATTACTTCGGGTCCTAGTGCTGCTTTAAGTGGACAGTCTACAATGACTGTTGCCGCATTGGTTACAGAGCTTCCTTCTGTGACACTAAGTCAAAATGCAACAATGACAGTAAGTGGCGTAATCACTAGACTAGGAACAGCAAGCCTGAGTCAGAATATGACATTGGTAGCAAATTCATTAGTTTCAACAACTGGTGTTTCTGCACTATCAGCAATTCTTACTTTGACAGCTTCGGGAACTGTTGGTGCATTACCGATTACTGCATTCCTTTCTGCGGATAGTGCATTATCTGTAACAGCGGTTATTGCAAGAATTGGGACAGCTAACCTTAGTGCTGATCTTTCGTTGGCAGCTAACGGAAAAGCAAGTACATTTGCCGCTAGTGGTCTAAGCACGACAACCACTTTGGCAGTAACTGGAGTTATTACAAAACTTGGATCGTCTGTATTAAGTGCACAGTCCACATTGTTTGCTACCGGATTTATTCCTGTTGTCTATAATGGAGTAGCTAATCTTTCTTCAATTCTGACACTTTTGGCAGTAGGACAAGCTAACCCTCCATGGGTATTTACTCTTATCGAATTTGGAGCAGTTACCTCTAATGGAATGGAAGCAGATAGTGCATCGTCTAATAATTATGAAGGATCGACTTCGTCTACAATTACCATTGAAGGAGGTTAAGTGGAACGTGTCTTGCGGAATACTGCTGCCACAGTCAGCGTAACCTTCTACAATGGAACAACCGCAGTAGAAGCTGATGGCGCAGTTACAGTAGTAGCTAAAAAAGCTGATGGCTCTACTTTACTTAGTACAACTGCAACAAATCAGCCCGCGGTTGGAGTTTATTCTGTTGTGATTCCGGCTCAATCTGCTCTAAATTTCCTTACTCTATCGTGGACTGGTTCGTTTACTGGAACACCAGTAACCATTACATCAGAAGTAGAAATTGTTGGTGGATTTTATTTCTCTCTCGGAGAATTAAGATCATACGAGTCAACTTTTGCAAACACAACTAAATATCCAGATTCTATGCTAGCGGATGCTAGAGATCAAGTAGAATCTGAGTTTGAAGACATTTGTCATCGTGCATTTGTTCCTAGATTCTGGCGAGAAGCTTCATTGGAAACTGACTCTGATGAATGGATGATTTGGACAGAGAAGCCTGAAGCTAATGTGTTTACTGTACTTTCTCAAGCTGGACAAGATCATTTATCATACTACACTAGTGGTTATTTAGTTAGAGACAAGCATTCTCCAAGAGGTATTCATGTAACTAACTATGCTACTAATTTATTTAATTATGATACTTTGTATTACCCGATCTCAGCCGAGTATGAATATGGAATGAAACAAGTCCCAATTCCTATTAAGACTAAGGCATTGAAGAGAGCAAAACAGAATTTATTAGGATTAAAGTCTACTATCGATGAAAGAGCAACTACTATGTTGCTTCCTGATATTGGTCAGGTTAATTTGGCTACTCCCGGAGAAAGAGGCTCTGAAACAGGAGTACCGGATATTGACGTAGTTCTACGTCGTTATACGTTAGATGGTGGGGCGGGTGTTTATTAATGGGTACTACTGCATTCGATATTAAGGATCGCCTTATTGCACAATCGAAATTGCGACCTGCCCTTTCAGCTTTAGCAAGTGATGATGCAATTTGGGATAGTGCCTATTCTGGTACCCAGCGACCTAGACAACTTTTATGGTTCGGGGAAATTGTATGGGCATTAGATCAGAATGTTGCATTCGGTCGAACCCCACCATCGCGTGAGGAAGAATACAACATTAGAGTTGGCATTGAGATCAATGATAATGATGAAACTCAATCGGATGCCAATGCAAAAGCGAAAGCCATTATGCAAGATCTAGAGGACATGGTTGGGCATTACGATTTATTTGCCACTGCCGCTCCCGGATTGGTTCGAATCGGCATTGTTCCCATTGGACTTGGTGAGGGTCCTGGTGGTGCTGAAGGTGGACGCGCTGCATTCATGGCATTGCAAGTGAATGTTACTGCGCGTAAATAAGAAAAGGAGAATGACTAAATGTCAGGATCATTGACTCGCTTCGGTATAGGGAAGGAAACCACTTACGGTACTGCCGTTGCCATTACCGACAGCTTTGAAATTATGAGTGAGGATTTTGCAGGTAAATATGAGCGTACAAATGCGGAAGCACTTTCTGGTGCCTACGTAATGCGTTCTGACAGATTCTCAGTGAATAAGAAAGGTGCTGAAGGATCAGTAACCTTAGAGCCATTCACCAGAGGATTTGGAGCATGGCTTAATTTCATGATGGGGCAAGTTGCGACTACCGGTCCTGTTGAAACTGCTGCATATACTCACACTGGAACTATTAACAGTTTGAATGGTAAGAATTTAACTGTTCAAGTTATTCGTTTCGATGAAGGCGGAGTTGGACGACCTTGGACATATGAAGGTGGAAAAGTAACTAGTTACGAATTTAGTAACTCAGTTGACCAGACTCTTCGATGCACTGTAAATATGGACTTTGAATTAGAATCCAATCCGGATTCTCCCGCTGGTGTTTATGCCGGAACTGCATTGACTGCATTGCCTAGTTCGCCAACTGGTGCGAATGTTTTCGTATGGGATCAAGGAACTATTAGCGTAGGCGGTACTGCTTACGATATTAGCGAAGTAACTATTGGTGTAGATAACTCCTTGAATGTTGATCGATATTTCATTCGCCAGGGCGCATCTAAGCGTGAACCGATTCAAGATGGTAAGCGTGAAGTTACTTGGTCATTTACTACTACCTATGCTGATAACAACCTTTGGGAAAAGGTCAGCTCTGCTACAGTTGCGGGTTCTTATGCAACTTTGCAAGCTAAATGGGTAGGATTGATTTCAATTCCTGGTACTTCTACTCCGCTTTATCCGTGTATTACTATCGATATTCCAGTTGCTCGATTTGATGAGGGTGGGCCAAATGTTGATGGTGATGGGATGCTAGAGCAGACCTTCAGTGGTGTTGGTCTATATGACGGATCGACTTCACCTATCACTGTTACTTACAAGTCACAGGATGCAACTGTTCTTCAGTAAGGATTTAAAATGGCACAGACACGTAGTCGTGGTACTAGTCGGAGACAACCGGTAAATGCCACCATTGAAGGATTGCAAGGATTCCTAAAAGATATGGGAGTTATCCCGTCTCAGATGGCGAGAGCTGAAAAAGTATTTCAGACTATTGCTGCGGCTACGGTCTACACCACTGCAAAACAACTTGCAATTCAAGAAGGTCCGCAGCAAACACATTTCGCTGTAACACTTAAGCAAACTGGCGGAGGCACCGTCTCGTATGGAGGAATGCCCGGTGCTATGGGTGCTGAGTTCGGAGCTTATGTGTATAAACAATTTCCTATTTGGCGAGGTAATAAGCAAGATGCTGGTTATTTCTTCTGGCCTGCTATTAGGGAATTTAGAGATGAAGATATGATTAATTTATGGGTGCGCGAAGTATGGACAGTCGTACAAGATTTGTTCAGCGGATAGTAAAGGATTGGTAGCAAAGTGAGTGAAAAGAAGAAGATTCAAATTAATATGGATGATCTGACCTTTGGTGAACTTGAACTCTTTGAAGAGGTAACTGGCTTAGTTATGTCAGACGCCATTAAAACTGAATACGTAAGAGATAGCAAGGGAAATAGAGTTGCTGATCCGGATGATCCTAAAGGTCGTCCACTAACAGAAACTAAGATGGGTGTAAAAGCAATGATGGGAATGGTATATCTTTCATTGCGTAGAGATGAACCGGATATTACTTGGGAAGCTGTTCGTAGTATGAAACTCTCTGAAATTGATTTTGATTTGGTCGAGAATGAAGAGGGAAAAGAAGAACAGAAAGAGATCGACAGCTAGACAAGGAAAAAGAGCGTAGGTTACGTATTATGATGGAACTTGCGCACTTTTATAATGGATGGACTCTTGATTACATTCGATCCCTTTCCATTCGCGAATTAAATGTAGCTCGTGAATACATGAATCACGTAAATAGTCAGGGAGGGGAAAGTGGCAAACAACGACACTCGTCGATTAAGGGTAGTGGTAACCGGTGAGTCCGGAGAAGCACAGCAAGCCCTAGAACAAGTTGGTAAGTCTGCCGAAAACTCACAAAGTAAACTTGTCACCCTGACTAAAACAATTGCTGGGATGGCAGGGAAAGGAATTCTTGCATTAGGTGGTTTAGGCGCTGCTGCTGCAACAATGGGATTCTCGACTGCCACCCAACTAGAACAGGTTTCAGTTGGATTTACGACTATGTTGGGTTCAGCGCAGAAAGCTCAAAAATTCTTAAAGCAATTGCAGGCTTTCGCGAACACTACACCATTTGAATTTGAAGATGTAACTGGTGCAGCTCAGAAATTCCTATCAATGGGATTTGCTGCCAAAGACGTAATTCCTATGCTTACTGCTGTTGGTGACGCTGTTGCGGCAATGGGTGGTGGGGCTGAGCAAATTGACACCATTACAACTGCCCTTACTCAAATGCAAATTAAGGGTAAAGTTTCTGGTGAAGAAATTATGCAGCTTGCTGAACAAGGTGTTCCAGCCATTCAGATTCTAGCAGATAGTTTCCATGTATCAACTGGCGAGATGTCAAAGATGATCTCTAACGGGGACATTCTTTCTAAGAAAGCTATTCCTTTAATTATCAAGGGCCTAGAACAAGGTACCAAGAATGTAAAAGGTTTTGGTGGAATGATGCAGGCTCAATCGGAAACGATGGCCGGTAAATGGTCCACCTTTATGGATACTATGAAATCTGGTTTAGGAAATCTTGCAAGTATTGCACTGCCTGGTGCTAAGAAAGCTGTTGATTTGCTTAGTGCTGGGTTTTCTAATTTCTTTGCCGGGTTGCAAGGACAAGGTAAGCTAAAAGGTTTTTCAGGGACTCTTAATCAAGTTGGACTTGGTATCCGGGCAATGGTTGCTGCCTTTAAAGAAGGAGATGTAACTAGTAAGGGAATTGTTGGTA